TCGAGGCGCACGAGGGCCGCGCGTTTGCGTGGGGCGTGGATGACTGCTGCCTCTTTGCCGCGCGTGTTTACGATGCGATGCACGACACGCACCACGCCGAAGCACTGGCCGCGCGCTACCACGACGAGGCCAGCGCGTTGGCGTACATCGAATCGCAAGGTGGCATCGGCCCTGCGGTCTGCGAGTATCTCGGCGAGATGCGGCGCACTCGGCCAATGCGCGGCGATGTCGTGCTGATAGAGAACGCAGGGCGCGAGATGCTCGGCATCTGCACAGGGCGCGCGGTTGCTGCGCTTGGGCACGATGGCCCGGTGACATTGCCGAAGGCTTCGGTTATGGGGGTCTGGTAATGGGCGCAGCAATTATGACGGCGGCTAAAGGCGTCGCGCTTTGGTTCAGCGCCAACAAGGTGGCCGCTACCGTAATCAAGACAGTGCTGACGCTCGCAGCGACTACGGCAATCAGTAAGGCTTTGACGCCACGCCTTCGTATGCCAATGCCGAAGCAGGACGTAGAGTATTCCGGCACAGTTGAAACCCGCCGAATCATTTACGGCGAGATGCTGGTCTCTGGGATGAACGTCATTCCGCCTCTGGTATCGGGCACGAATAACGAATTCCTGCATCAAGTCCTTGCGCTCTCTGGTCACGAACTCAACAGCATCGGCCAGATATATTTCAATCGCACAGCCATTGGAACGATCACGGCAATCACCGGATCGGATGACGATGGGAAGGTCACAAGCGGAGCCTGGAACGGTAAGGCATGGGTGCGTGCTTATCGTGGCACGAACGATCAGACCGCAGACTATAAACTCAACACGGAATTCACCGAATGGACTTCGGGCCATCGTGGCCGCGAGGTCGGCTATCTCGCGCTGACGTACCAATTCGACGAGACTGTATACAAGACAGGCAAGCCGGAAGTTACCGCACTTGTACAGGGAAAGCGAGTCTATGACCCGCGTCTGGACTCCACGCAACCGGGCGGCGTTGGCTCGCAGCGTCTCGATGACCCATCCACGTTTGCCTACTCGTCTAACCCTGCGCTCTGCCTTGCCGATTATCTAATTTCTACACGGCTCGGGCTTGGCGAGGATACCGACCGCATAGACTGGGTGCTGGTCGCTGACGCTGCGGATATCTGCGACGAACTCGTGAACATTCCCGGCCCGGCTACGCAGAAACGGTACACCTGTAACGTTATCTTGAGTGCGACGGATCGTTTCGAGGACAACATCAGCAAACTTGCCGACGCAATGTCGGGCGTGTGCTACTACTCGGGCGGGCTGTGGCGGATGTTTGCTGGCGCGTGGCAGTCTCCATCGTTCACGCTTGACGAGTCAGACTTGGTTGACAACGGACTGAGCGTGACAACGGCGTTTGCGTATAACGAGCGGTACAACTCGGTGCGCGGTAAGTTCGTCAACGCAAGCAAAAACTGGCAGGAGATGGAATTCCAGCCGGTTATCAATACGTCATACGTGACCGCCGACGGCGAGCAGACATGGCTGGATGTTGACTTCGCAGCCTGCACCAACGAGTACGAAGCGCAGCGTCACGCCATCCTGCTTTCGCGCCGCAGCCGAAATGGCACAGTGGCGACGATCCGCGCGGGAATGTCGGCATACAAGATCCGCCCGTTCGATGTCGGCCAGATCACGATTGCTGAACTCGGCTGGACTAACAAGTACGTCCGCTGCGAGTCGTGGCAGTTCAACCCGGCTGGATTCGTCGAGTTGGTCGTGCGCGAGGAAGACTCTAGCGATTGGAGCGATCCGGTCGTGGGGGATTACGAAACCCCGACGTCTGTTAGCACTCCGGTGCCATCTACTTATGTCCCGGCTGCGCCCTCCGGCCTCACGGCAAAGAACTTAGCGAGCGGCTTTAACCTTTCGTGGACGGCCCCGGCTGTACTTCCGACAGGCTCAGTGTATGAAGTCTACGAGCACACTTCGGTGACGCCATTCTCATCTGCCATCCGCATCTGGTCGGGCGTGGCAACGTCGGTATTCATTACGAAGAACGACACCACAACCCGGTATTACTGGGTGCGCGTGCGGACGGATGCGGGGAACACCTCTAGCACCGAACCAGCAACCAATGGCGTGGCCGCTGCGGCCGACTCTATTCCCGGATCGCTGACCGCCACCGTGGCCCCGTCGTCTGTCAGCAAGACAGACACCGGAACAACCATTGTGACGGCCTCTGTGACGGTCACGGCTGCGGGTGGCACTGCGCCCTATACGTACTCATGGGTTCGCACTAGCGGCTCCACGTCGATCACGGCGACATCCTCGACGGCTGCGACCACCACGTTCACAGGGTCAAGTCTTGCCAGCGGTTCGACCTATAGCGCCGTCTTTACTTGCACCGTGACCGATGCAGCAGCAGCAACGAAAACGGCGGTCGTGTCGGTGGAGATCACGCGCGTGGCAATGACCGCGAGCGCCTCTCCGACAACACTTAGCAAGACCGGATCGGCTGCCACACTGACTACGGCATCTACCACCGTTACGGCATCCGGTGGCACGACTCCCTATACCTATTCCTGGGCTTTTGTATCCGGTGACAGTTTCACCATCACAAGCCCGAGCGCGGCGACGACGACATTCAGCGCCACGCTTAACGAGGATGAGTTTGTTTCGGGCATCTACCGCTGCACCGTGACAGATTCGACAGGTGGCACTCCGCTGACCGCAACGGCGGATGTGCCGGTAACGATTACGCGAACCGGGGGAGGCGGAACACCACCATGACCAACACAAGTAGAGGCGCGGACATTGCCGCAGGGGTATCGATTGCAGCAGCGGGCACCAGTTGGCTCTCGAGTGCCAACGAAATCATCACGTTTATTGCTGGCGTCATTGCAATTATTGTCGGATTGTTTGCGGTGGTTTCGCACGCGCTGACCATCCGCGAAAAACTCAAGGGCAAGTAACCATGCCGCCAATGATTGCCGCGCTCATTGCGCCTCTGCTCAAAAATGGTCTGGGACTTGTCGCCAATGCCGTGATGGCAAAGGGCAAGGACTTTGTAGAGCAAAAGTTGGGCGTTGAACTCAAGCCCGATATGTCGCCCGAGGACTTGGCGAAGGTTCAGATTGCCACGATGGAGCACGAGGAAGAACTGCTGCGGCTGAAACTCGAGGAAAACAAACTAGACCTCGCAGCCTACGAACTTGACATAAAGTCAACCAACGACGCGCGGCAGCGTGAAGTGGCGATTGCGACCAGCAAGGATGCGCCGCTGATTAATAAGATCGTGACGCCAATCCTTGCGCTCGGCGTGGTGTTTCTGACTTTCGTGTTGTTTGGATTCGTGATGTTTGACACTAGCCCTGTTGAACCGAGCAGAAAAGATATCCTTATCTACATCCTCGGCGTGCTGTCGGCCGTTGCAACTCAGATCATGTCCTACTACTTTGGGTCGTCGCAAGGGTCGAAGGACAAGGCCGAGCAGTTAAAGGAGGCCATCAAATGAGCCTAGTCGCAGAGCAAGCGGCGTTTCTGCTGGATGTCGGCAAGTTGGTAGCCTATGCCACAGAGCAAGGCTTCGTGGTCACAGGCGGAGAACTTGCGCGCACTGTCGAGCAACAACAAATCTACGTGAATACCGGCCGCAGTAAAACGATGAACAGCATTCATCTAAAGCGGTGCGCCATCGACCTAAACTTTTTTCGTGATGGTAAGTTGACATACGACATTGCCGCGCTGACTCCGATTGGAAAGTATTGGGAGTCACTGCATCCTAAAAACCAGTGGGGCGGCTTTTGGAAATCGTTCAAGGATGTTCCGCACTTCCAGAGAACTGTATGAAGACCGGCATCCCGAGAAGTTTCAAACTTCTTGGGCATAACATTACCGTCCGAGTGGTTCCACGCAGCCGGTGGAAGCACAAGGATTGCGTCGGCATCTGGATACCGGATCGCCTACGCATCGAGATACTCGGCGGTCAGCCGATGACATCACTACAGCAAACCTTCTGTCACGAGTGGACGCACGCCATGCTCGACATGATGGCGCACCCGCTGTCCCGAGACGAACAATTCGTCGATCAACTGGGGCATCTGCTCCAGCAGTCTCTCACAACCTTTGAGGAATGAATGCCTAAGCGTTACACCGACGAGGAATTCATCGACGCATGGGTGCGTCACGGGTCGCCAAAAAAGGTAGCCGACGCACTGTCTATGCCGGTGAGAAGCGTCCACGAGCGCAGGCGCTCGCTTGAGGCGCGGCACGGCATAGCATTGCCGAGCAAAATCCCAGCAACTTGTAAAACCGGCATCAAGTCGGAAGCAGGCGAGGCCGCCAACCGACTCGCAGAGCAGCGCGCGCGGCGCTACGAATCCGAAATGCACCTCGAACTGCACGACGGCGTGGTGATGGTGGCGAGTGATTGCCACTACTGGCCGGGCGTTGTTACGCCAGCGCACGAGGCATTTTGCAAACTGGCGAAGGTGCTAAAGCCCGACATCGTGATTCTGAACGGTGACATTCTGGACGGCGCGCGCATCAGTCGACACTCGCGGATCATGTGGGAAAAGCAGCCCGAACTGAAGGACGAACTGCACGCGGTGCAGGATCGGTGCGCGGAGATCGAACGCGCGGCGGGCAGGGCGCAATTGCTACGCACCATCGGGAACCACGACGCGCGGTTTGAAAACTACCTATCCAGCAACGTGCCCGAACTCGAGGAGATGCCAGGCTCGACACTGATCGATTATCTGCCACGCTGGCGCGCGGGCTGGGCCGTGCATCTGAACGCAGAGCAGTATGCGTGGACGGTGATTAGACATCGGCCCGTTGGCGGCGGTATCCATGCGGCCTATAACTCCGCCTTGCGCGCGGGCACGCACTACGTCCACGGCCATCTTCACAAGTTGCAATATACGCCGTGGGCCGACTATCGCGGCCGACGCTTCGGCGTGGACTGCGGCACGATGGCCGAGCCGAAAGGCCCGCAGTTCACCTACGTAGAAGCCGGGCCGCTGAACTGGGCGTCGGGCTTTGTGGTGCTGACGTACCGCAGCGGCCGACTGCTCGAGCCGGAGATCGTCGCTGTGGATGCGGGCAAGGCTTGGTTCCGAGGCGCTCCGGTGTAGCCATGCGCGTGCTGGATCGTGAACTGATAACAGAGTTGTCGTGGGCTGAGCCGGAACTCTGCCAGAATTGCGCCTTCTTCGTATATCGCAACTCGAAGTTTCACTGCTCGCACCCTGCGGTCGGTCGGCCCATCGAGCAGACCGTGCAATGCAAGACCGACCATTTCAAGAAGGCCAGCCCCTACCACGTCCGGCGTTAGTCTGTCAGAAACTCCGAGATTTGATCTGCCAACTCCGTGCGTCCCGAACGCACCAGCGCAGGCCACGCAGCCGAGAGCAGAATGTACGCCTCAGCCTCTTTGGCCCTCGCCCTCTGCACGCTGAGAACCTCGCCCGCGATCAAGTCGGCCTCGGCGTTAAATCCTAATGAGCGCAACTGCAAGAGCGCCGCGCGCAAGTCCGGCTTCGGCGGGTTAAAGCGCCAGGGCATACGCTCAACTTCCAAATCCCATTCGTCCTTCATGCCTCACCCCTCGCCCGAATCGCGGCGGCGTCAACCCAGCCAAGCGAATCAGTCAGTTTCAAAATTTCCTCCCGCTCTGCGGCTGCAACGAGGGCGGCGAAGCGTTCAAGCCATTCCGGTACTGGCCCAGCACCTTGCTCAACTACTGATGCGGTTAAAAACGGGTGCCCCGCTTCTTTCGCCATGCGGATAATGTCGTCGCGGTTCATTTAACAATCTCCTTACATTTCACGACCGCATCTCTATGGATCATTGAAGAATGAACTGCAAGGCATTGGTCGTAAATTCTCCCTCTTTCCCAACTTTTGCCCATTGAAAGGCCAATTTGGTTGGCCGCAAATCCAAAAAATCCTGCCGCCACACAAACGGCAGTAATGATCATTGATGCATTGTTGTTCATGTCTCTCCCCTCACCCGAATCGCGGCGGCGCATTCAGTGCCATACGGCTCAAATCCATCTTCGTCGCGTAATTCATCACACACCTTTGCACACGCCTCCCGCTCGGCGGCGGCAACAAGGGCGGCGAAGACTTCAAGGTTGCCAACTAGCATTACAAGCCCAGAGTCCCACCCCGCCTCTTTCGCCATGCGGATGATGTCATCGCGGGTCATCGCAGCCACTCCACAACCGTCACAATAAGCCAGCCAAGCACCGCCAGCGGTATGCCGACGACTCCGGCCAACAACAGCAACACAAACAGCAATTGCCGCAAAGATGGCGGCGGCATTCCTCCGACTGGCATATATCACCCTCCGTAATATCGCAAGAGCATTTCCGTGGCCTCTACGTGCCGCTTTATCTGCTCGATGTCTTCCGCCTTATCGTGCGTGAACACAGGCGATCCCTTGCCCGCTTTCCGCTGGCGTAAATCCTGCTTGAATAGTTGCAGCGTAAACCGCAACTCGGCTCTAGTGATTTCGGCCGCGCTCTCTGGACAGATTTCTACCTTCACCAGTAAAGCCCCCCCGCGCGTTTTCGTGAGCAGGCCCAATTGGGCGGCGGTACGTGTCGCCAATCCTCGCGGCGTGAGCGCCGCACCCTGCGGATGATGTCAAGAAGCCAGTTCATGCTGCAGCACCTTTGTGGACTCAATCGCTTGATCGCACCGACCAAGCGAGTACG